GATTATATATTTGTGTCCGCGCAACGAAGGCGCGGGGAAATGGAGGAAACAATGACAGTTAAAAACAGTTTAAGAAAAGACACAACAAACAAAGCAAAATTCAGTACTTTTATCGCAAGCCCAGCAGTACAGAGAAAAATCAATGATGTTGTTGGCGGTAAGAATGGAACACGTTTCATCGCTTCTATTACTTCTACAGTTGTCAATGATCCAAAGCTTCAGGAATGTGAGCCTAATAGTATCATTACTGCTGCATTCCTTGGTGAAGCGCTCAACTTATCTCCTTCTCCTCAGTTAGGACAGTACTACTTTGTACCTTACAAGACTAAGAGAGGAACAGTTGCACAGTTTCAATTAGGCTATAAAGGCTACATTCAGCTAGCTATCAGAAGTGGACAGTATAGAAAATTAAATGTTATTTCGATTAAGGAAGGTGAATTAATCCGTTATGACCCTCTAAATGAAGAGATTGAAGTCAGATTAATTGATGATGAACTTGTAAGAGAGAACGCTAAGACAGTCGGCTATTATGCAATGTTTGAATATACAAACGGTTTTAGAAAGACGATGTACTGGTCAAAAGAGAAGATGGAAGCACATGCGCTTAAGTATTCTCAAGGATATGCAGCAGACAAGAGAAAAGGCACTAACTGGACATTCTGGTCTAAAGATTTCGATGGAATGGCCTATAAGACTATGCTCCGTCAGCTGATCAGTAAGTGGGGTATCATGTCAATTGATCTGCAGAATGCTATTGATGCCGATATGGCAGTAATCAACAGCGATGGCACAAAAGAGTATGTTGATGCTCCTGTTACATTTGTAAACGATGAAGAACCACAGGCACATGAAGAAGCACCTAAAGCAATCGAACATGAAAGTTCAGCACCTAAAGCACCACAGGCACATGAAGAAGCTGACAAGGTTCTAGAAGAAGCAATGGTCAATACTGATTTCGGCGATGCTGAATTTGGTGACTTTGGCGAAGATTTTGATTATGAACAGTTCTAATTAAGGAGGTCTAGAAGATGGAAAGAAGGAGATGGATAAAACTTTATATGATGGACTACGATGAAGTCTATCATGATTCCAAGATGTTCCATCTTTGGATTGACATCTTACTACACACTAATCCTGTTGATTATTATCATCATGGAGACTTGATCAAGAGAGGACAATGTATCCTCTCTCTGAATCAGGTCGCATCAAGGTGTCATATGTCTAAACCGACAGTTTCCAAATACCTTCGCTTATTAGAAGAATGTGGAAAAATTAAGTTAGATATATCTAAAAAGGGCACTAAAGTGACGGTATTAAACTGGGATAAATACCAAAGTAACGGGTTTTCAAAAAGCGAAAACGAAGAGCCGGAAGATACTACCGGTTTAGCAAGTGGTTTAGCAAGTGGTTTAGCAAGTGGTTTAGAACTAAACCAAGAACTAAACCCTAATAAGACAATAAAAGAACAAAGAAAAGAGAAAAGAGAAAAAGACTGTACTGTAGAGTATTGTCCGTCTTATGAATCTATTTTTTCTATTTTCTTTAAGAAAGATAAGTTGGAGTACATCAGTGAATATTATGAATCTGTAAAAGATAGAACTGATATAAGAAATCTAGAAAAACATATAGATGGATTCTTGAGAAATAAAGAGGCTGAAAAAAATAAACCTATACCAATAGCAGAGAGAAGAAAGAAAGAAAAAGAAGAATCTTCAGAAAATAAAATACCAGACGCTATTGTATTAACTCCTGAACAGGAAGAAGCACGCAAAAGGCTTCAAGAGTTACTTGATAGTAAGAAGTATGAACATGATGAAGATTTAGATTAAGGAGGGGATTTATAACATGACAAACTTTGAATTTTATGAAAATGAAATTAAATCCAGAGGTTTCAATTTTGCGGTAGATAAATCAAACGGTGAATTATTCTGCTGTAAGGAAGAAGGCTCATGCAATAAATGTGAATTTTGCCCTGATAAAAAGGGATTGATAGATAAAAGAGCTAAATTCGTGTGTTCAAAAATCAATATCGTTAGATGGTTATATCAGAAGCACAAGATAAAAATGAATGCTCTGGAGCACGGCTTACTTGAATATATGCTATCTGAAGGGTATGAATGGGTATCACGTGATGATGATTTTACAATCGCCTTCTTTACTTTGAAGCCAATCGATAAGGATGGTACTTGGTTCTCTCCTGAGAACGGAGCAGATGAACCACTCAATTGTGTTCCTCTTTGTGAGGAGTTATTTGAATTCTTAAGAGAAGACGAATTATTTGAAATAAATGAATTACTAGGTACATGTGAGGTGATTGATAATGACTAATTTTTTTAAGAATCATGCTGATATGACAAATGCCGAATTTGAAAAAAAGTTAAGACAGGAATGTGAAAATAACGAAGAGTTGAGAGAAGAAATCAACGAGATAACAGGCATTTTCAGAAGAGCAATCGCAAAAGGCTATCCTAATTTTGATAATAGAGATGAATTTTATAACGAAATTGACGATATGCTAAAAGGTAAAAAGCCAGTATTTATAAGAGATGTAATCAGTAAAGAAGATCTTCAGGAAGTTAAAGAAATAAGAAAACGTCTTTGCCAAGTTGACCGCCTAATTGGCAATGCGTTAGGTAAATTAAGATTTATGTATATTTTCATCAATACTGGCGAAAATAAAGATAAATTCAATAGCATTATTAAAAGTTTAGAAGATCTTGAAGGGAGTTTATCAATATCAAGAAATAAATCATTGAAACATCTAAATTATGTCAGTCGTGTTGTTGAATCTTTAGAAAGAGAGTTAAAAGAAGATGAATAGAGATGATTTAAAAAGACCAAAGCAAATGGATTTTTTCGGATATAGCAATAAAGATAATAGTTTCCTTGATAAGGATGGCTATATTGTGGCACTAGAAAACTATTTAAGTGATTTAGAAAAGCATCATAAGGAATTACAGGATGCTCTTGAAGCTTCAGGAATATGCAATGGAACTCTTTATAAATATGCGCTTAACGCAGAAAGAGGATTAAGAATCGCAATTGGTGATGCAATGCCAGATGTATCTGAGTGGCGCCGTTTCGCTGAAGGCTATGGAGAAGAGGAGTTATTTGACAAGTGCACAAGCAAGCATAAGTCATATATAAACGGAGTGGCATGTTTCTATTCCTCACTCGCTTCAAAATTGGACGGTGTTGATGATGCTAGTTAACGATGAAAGAATGAAACTATTCATCAATGCAGCTTTAATGAATTGCATGGATTTAAATTATTACTTATTTCATAAAAAGAGCTGTCATGATGAGTGCTGTGGCTGTCCTCTGGATAATTTTGAAAATATGATGAAATGGCTAAAAAGGAAGTGTAACAATGCTGAAGAGCAGAAGTGAAATAATGGATTTTCTCAATGATGAAGATAATTGGGAGACAATACCTTTTTCTGAAGATATCAGAATGAGAAAATTGAATCTAGGTGACAGAAGTGTGCGTCTAGTTGAGCTAGGATTCTATGATCCGCATTTTAAAGTAAATATGTGGCATGTTTCGTCTATACAATTGTTCGATGAAGCAACAGGAATCTTTAGCCCTGAGATAAACCCATATGAGCTCGCAGATTATATAGAGAGACATAAGGATGATGAAATCATTAGAAATTTTGAAGTGAAAGGAGTGGGTTAAATAATCATGCTAAAGAATAAAGAAGAAAGAACCTCATTTTTAAGAAATGAGAAGAACTGGGAAGTTGAGTATTTGACACCTGATATTAAAATGCTGACTTTAAAATTAACACCTAAACTATATGTCAGAAAAATTCAAGTGATGGGTTTTAATAAATATTTTAAAAAAAGTGGATGGTATACGCAGTTTACTAAGTTCTTTTATCCTGATGATTTATATTATAGTCCTAATATTTCCGATACAGCATTATTGCGATATTTAACTGCGCATAAAAATGATGATTACATTGAAGACTTAGAAGTAGAAGGAGAACAGTAAAATAATGAGAATAAATGAAGTGTTAACAAGAGTCGATGAAGATGAACTCATTGACATTAGATGTAAAAGTTGGAATTTTTGTATACAAGGAACAAAATGGGAAATCACTCATAGTGAAACATTCATGGATAACCATTTTGGAGATATGTTAGTAACTCATATTGAAGTAAATGATTCGCCAAGAGGACACGCAATCATGCTATTGGCTGATTCTGGAGAAAGTATAAGAGGTTAGATTTATGAAACTCTATAAACCAAAAAGACCTAGTGTTAACCCTCAGTGCAGTATGTTCTTCGTTGGTGATCAAGGCTTTGTGAAATATGGCGATGAACGCTATTTGGAATATTTAGAAAGATATTGTGATGATCTAGAGGAATACTGTGATGGATTGAAAGAGATTATTCATGAACTGATTTTAAATACTAGACCAGATGATGAATTATTCCTTTCGGTTATAGAGCGAGTTCCATTAGAAGACTTAGAAAAACCAAAAATGATAAATAACCTGTTTTTAGCAAAAAAACATAAAGGAGAAAAATAAATGGATCCACAGGAATTACATAATATGCTTGGTGCTCTTGTATCAAATTGTCCGGAACTTGGAAAAGTATGCGAGACATGGGGCAACCAGCACATGTTAACTATCGCAATGGAAGAAAATGCAGAACTTATACAAGCAATATCAAAAATCAAACGTAATGGATTGGACCCAATCAATGCTTCACATTTGGATGAAGAGACTGCGGATGTATTGATATGTATCTGTGAGTTATTTGTGATGGGATATCTAGATGTCCATGAAATTGCTGAAATCATAGAAAGAAAAGTAGAAAGATCTATGAGAAGAACTCAGGATCATATAAAGGAATTAGAAGAGGAGGATAGCTTCAATGGTGTGTTTTAGTGCCGAAAAAGTACAGGAAATTGTAGAAGAAAAGGAAGCTGAATATAAGAAGCTAGAAGAAGAGTATTCATATTTGAAAGAAGAATATGGAGAGCTTGAAGAAGTATGCCAAGATTTAAAAAAAGAAAACAATACTCTTAAAAGAAAGAGCGAAAGTTATGAAAAAGCAAACAAAACTGTATTGTGCATCTATCATGAAGACATCAAAAAGATGGATGATCTTCAGAAATTCAACAATAAACTTGTTGAAAGCTGTAAAAAGGCTAACAGGGATTTCTTTATTCTTGCAGCAGCTTATGTTGCTACACTGATGTTGATGATTTACTTATTTATCAGATAGGAGTGATATAGATGTTTTTATTGCAGGTATTAGAAAATGTATTTTCTGTGTTTGCTATCGTTATGCTGATTGTTGCTGTCCTTATTGTGATATCAGTAATTGCTATTGCAGTGTTCGTTATTGTGTCGGTCGTTGTGAATGGCGTCGAAGAAGATAAAGAGAATAATAACTTATGACAAGAAAAGACAAGGAGGAACACTATTAATGCTTAATCGTGCTTTATTAGTCGGAAGACTTACAAGAGACCCCGAACTAAGAAGAACAGGGAGTGGAAAGGCAGTCACTTCTTTCAATCTAGCAGTAGAAAGAAACTTCAAGAGCGATGATCAGGAAGCTGATTTCATCAACTGTGTTTGTTGGGGCAAGATTGCGGAAAATACAGAACGTTACTGCTCTAAAGGTTCCCTCGTTTCTGTTGATGGTCGCATTCAGACAAGAAACTATGAGAACAATCAAGGTCAGAAGGTATATGTTACTGAGGTGGTTGCTGACTCTGTACAGTTTATTAATACAAAGAGAGATAGTAATACAGCTACTGCACCACAAGCACCAGTAAATAATCAAGCACCTGTTAATAACTATGCGAGCAATGGACTGATTCATCAGTTCGAGGATGAAGGCTTAATCATGGATGAAGAGGATATTCAATTCTAATGAGCAAGTACAACTCAAGAAAAACTACAGTTGACGGCTTCACATTCGATTCTAAGAAGGAAGCAAAACGCTATCTAGAACTTAAACAGATGGAAAAAGACGGATTAATTCATAATCTACAATTGCAGGTGCCGTTTGAGTTAATCCCTCCTTTTGAAATTGAGATTGATGGCAAAAAGAGAAAAAGAAGAAGGATGGAGTATATCGCTGACTTCGTCTATTACATCAATAACGTTAAAGTTGTGGAAGATGTTAAAGGCAGAAAAACAGAAGTATATAAGATTAAGAAAAAGATTTTTGAATATAAATTCAAAACAACGATAAAGGAGACGTAGGATAATGAAAAATTTACAAATGTTAACATCAGAAGAAACAGCAGACTTATTTGGTATTTCAATGGAAACATTGAGAATGTGGCAAGAGACGGGAGTGTTATTACCTATCAAAACAGAAAAAAATTACATGTACTCGCAAAGTGCAATCGAAAGATTTCAAGAAAAGTATGAAGGGTTTGATATGTCAACACCTGAAGGAGTTAATAAAGCATATAACACTCTTAATATAAATGAGACAAAAGCTACTATAAAAGAGATTGGTGAAAATATTAAGTCTGTAAAATTAAGTCGCTCCGAGATTGCGTATAGCAAAAAAGAACTAAGAAAAAAGAAAATTTTAAAGCTTGTGAAAAAAAGAGAAAATGAAGGTGCATACTTCACAGGCACTAACAAGGAATTAGAAAAACAATTCAACTGTTCGTGTACAACAGTTGTTAAGTGCATCAACGAACTAATTAGTGAAGGAAAATTATATAGACATGTTGATGTATATGGTGGTGAAAGAACTCTTTCAACAAAGCCATTTAAATAATATTTAATACAACACAGGGCATTGAGTTCTCTATATTTAACTCATAAGAAAATTTAAAATAAGAAAATCTATATGGATTACTCTTAATAGATTCTTTTCTAAAAGCAAGATCCTCTCATGGATTCGATGCCCTAACATATTTTTCTATTCTAAAACCAACAAACAACAGCAGTGTCATGGCTTTGCTTCAATCTCATTCACCTTCTTTTGCAAAGAATAAGAGTATGAAGCGCTAATTTTGCTATCCAACTATAAAGTTATGATGTTGCTGGGAGAAGAGAAGACGGAAATTGAAAACCAATAGGAAGAGTAAAGGACTGTTTTCTTCTTCTCCAGAAAGGAGGTTAATTTTTGTTTTTTATTTTATTTGTACTGGTGATAGTGATTTATTTATTTTTCATTTTTGAGTAATCAGGAGGTAACGTATGACAGCCGAAGAAGTCAGAACATATTTAAAATCATATAGAAATCTTAAAGACAAAGCAGACTATCTACAGAATAAGTTAATCAATGTTAAAGCCATCTCATATAGAGACAGTCCGACAGGTTCATATTCAGAGCCCAAGACTCAGAACGATTACATCATGATGAAGGATAGGTGTTTAGAAGAAATGGCTCTCATACGTCAAAATATAGATAAACTTGATGATATCAATCATAGGGATGTACTCTTTTATCGATACATCGAATCAATGAGCATCTATGATACTGCTGACATGCTGCATGTATCACAGAGAACAGCAGAGAAGTACATACATGATGCAATTGAGAAGATGATTGTTATTCTAGATTAGCGTGAATACACGGTTATAAACGTTAAACGGCGCAACATTGCGCATTTAAATGTTATATAATGGTAAAAAGAGGTAAATTAAGCAGAGAGGCATAATAAAGCCTCTTTTTTTATTACTTGATGAGAAAGGGGTGCGACTATGACAGAAAAGCAGAAACTATTTTGTGATGAGTATCTAAAAGATACTAATGCTACAAGAGCATATCTAACAGTCTATGCCAATTGTAAAAGTGCCATAAGTGCAGCACCTCTTGCCTCTAAGCTTTTAAAAAAAGAAGAGATACAAAAGTATATCTCTGAAAAGATGGAAGAAATCCATAATGAGAACACCGCAGATATTCAAGAAATAGTTGAGTATCTAACATCTGTTATGCGCGCTAAATCAGAGTCTTATGTAATGATCATGAACGGTAACGGTATGCAGAAGGTCATACAGAAGCCTCCGGATGAGAAAGAAAGGCTTAAAGCTGCTGAATTATTAGGCAAGCGTTTTGGTATGTTTACGGAAAATGTAGATGTTACATCGAACGGCAAGACAGTAATCGTGGATGATATAGATGAAAGTTAGTTTAAAGTCCATTATTGGTCCTGCTTTCTATGATGTTCATAAGCATATCAAAAACAATGATTACACGCACTATTGGTTAAAAGGTGGCCGTGGATCATTGAAGTCTTCATTCATTGGTACTGAAATTCCTTTAGGCATCATGAGGGATGCACAAAAGGGACTGATGAGCAATGCAGTTGTTATCAGACGTGTAAAAGATACATTGAGAGGTTCAGTATATGAACAAATCAAATGGGCTATTTACATGATGAAAGTTGAAAATGAATGGGAGATGCCTGACTCAAAACTGCAGATGACTTACAAGCCAACAGGACAAGTCATCATATTTAAAGGTGCTGACAATCCTAAAAAGTTGAAATCAACAAAGGTGTTTGTAGGTTATATAAAATATGTTTGGTTTGAAGAATGTGATGAGTTTGAAAGTCATGACAAGATCACCAATATCAATCAGTCTTTGCTTCGTGGTGGTCCTGAATATTGTGTGTTCTACTCTTTTAACCCTCCTGAAAGCCAAAGAAATTGGTGCAACAAAGAAGTTTTAGTAAAAAGGGATGATACATTCGTATCTCACACTACTTATCTTCAAGCACCGAAAGAATGGCTTGGAGAACAGTTTTTAATTGAAGCTGAACATATGAAAAAAGTTAAGCCTGAAAAATACTGTCATGATTATTTAGGTGAAGTTACTGGTACAGGTGGAGAGGTTTTTACAAACCTTGATATACGTGAGATAACCGACGAGGAAATACAGGTATTCGATAGATTAAAAAACGGACTAGACTTTGGTTATGCTGGTGACCCATTAGCATATGTCAAAGCAAACTATGACAAGACGCGCAGGCGTCTTTTTATTTTTGGTGAAGTATATGGAACTAGACTATCAAATGCCAAGGCCGTGAAACTCATAAAAGAGATTAACCCGCTCAATAAGCTAGTCACTGCTGATTCAGCTGAGCCAAGAACCATTAATGAATTCAAGTTATTAGGTCTCAATATCATTGGTGCAAAGAAAGGCGCTGACAGTGTAGACAATGGAATAAAGTTCCTTCAGGACTTGGACAAGATAATTATAGATCCTGTTAGATGCCCCAATGCTGCACGTGAATTCAATGACTATGAAATTGAAATGGATAGAGACGGCAACCTTAGAGGGGAGTTCCCCGACAGAAACAACCACACTATAGATGCGGTTAGATATGCTATAGAAAATGAAATCCTTATGAAGAAGGCAAGAGCAGGAAAGAGGAGATTTTAAAAGATGTATTATACTTTCACGATTCCACGAGAAGAATTCGACGAGACAAACATAGACAGAAGCATGATCCTTCGTCTCATTGCTAAGCATTATAGTATTCGTGCTCCTGAGATATTGAAGAATGTCGGCTACTACTTTGGTAAGCATGCCATCATGAACAGGAAAAAGAAGTTCAAGAACCAGCCGAACAATAAGATCATGGTAAACCATGCTAAAGATATATCAGATACAGCAACAGGCTATTTTCTTTCAAACCCTATCACATTCAAGAAGAATACAGAAGACGGCAATATTGACAAGCTGACAGGTGCTTTCGTTGATGCTGAAACAGATGATACAGATTCATGCAATGCTATCAATATGTCACGCGCTGGTGTCGCTTATGAGTATGTTTACTTATGTGAGCATGAAAGCAAGCTGATGACCAAGACATTAGACCCATTGTCAACGTTCAAGGTTTTTGATGCCTCAATTGAGCAGCATGAACTATTCAGCGTTTATTATTCGATTGAAAAAGATGATTCTACTGACAGGTTCAATATCATTGCGACAGTTACAAGTGAGAACTATGTCACAAGAATCGGAATCACATGCAATGAGGAATTCGAAAAAGGCGAGTTTTCAGAACTAGGTGAGCCTTACCAACATTTCTTAGGTGAGGACCCTATCATTGAATATAGAAACAACATGGACTGCATTGGAGACTATGAACAGCAGATTTCTCTGATTGATGCATACAATACATTATGCTCTGACAGAATCAACGATAAGGAGCAGTTCATTGACGCAGTGCTTGTTGTCTATGGTGCTCTTTTAGGTGATGACGATGAAGAAGCAACAAAAGCACTCCAGGCTATCCGTAAGAACGGTGTTATGGAACTTCCTAGTGATGCACGCTCTGAATATCTAACTAGAACTTTTGACGAGAATGCGGTGGAAACACTCAAGCGCTCAATAAAGGAAGATATCTATTCACTTTCTCATGTTCCTAATCTGACAGATGAAAACTTTGCTGGCAACAGTTCAGGAATTGCCATTCAATATAAGCTTTTAGCACTTGAGACCCTCACAAAGACAAAAGAGAGATATTACAAGAAAGGACTTAAAAAGCGTATAAGAATGTTCTGTACTTACCTCAATCTAAAGGCAATTGCTGCTGATCAGTCAATGATTGAGCCTGTATTTACAAGAGGATTACCACAGAACCGTCTTGAATTATCACAGATTATTGCGAATCTTAAAGGTGTTGTATCAACTAAGACACTTCTTGCACTTCTTGACTTTGTTTCAAATGTTGATGATGAAATGAAAGAAGTCAAAAAAGAAAAACAGGAAGCACTTGAAACACAGAAGCAGTTATTTGATACCGAAAATCAGAATACTCCTCCAGAAGAAGAAACAGAGGAGCATGAGAACGATGATGACAAAGACAAGGAATAATAGTGCTCTGTTATGACTAACATCAAAAATATAAAGTACTGGGAGATGCGAGAAGCAAGGAACATGTACAAGGATATGCAGTTAGCCGAGGACTGCGCCAAGGAGTTGAGCGTAATCTATAGCAAGGCTGCAATCTACACTGCCAAACAGATTGAGGGGATATTCAATAGATTCGCTTCAAAACATCATCTGACAAGAGACGAGGCTATTAATCTTCTTTCAGAGGCTGACAGCAGAAATTTCGAAAAACTGCTTGAAGCATACAAAAATAAGACAGGCGCCCAAAAAAGAGAGGTACTAGCAGAATTGGAAGCCCCAGCATATAAGAACCGTATGAAGAGGCTTGATGATATTAACAAGTCAATTAATAAGCTGATTAATGCCATTGCATCCAAGGAAAGAGATGCTATAGGGAAGACAATGCGACAGGTCTATGAAAGCAGTTATCACCATGCAGTATATGAAGCTGCAAGAATGAGTGGCCTAGATCTTCAGACAGGTCCCATTGATGAAGGCGCTCTTGAAACCATTCTGAAAAAGAAATGGTCAGGTCAGAACTATTCCGAAAGAGTATGGAACAATACTCAGAAGGTGGCCGATGCACTAAAAGAGGAGTTCATGATAGGAGCACTTACAGGAAAGACAGAGAAGGAAATGACCGACTCAATCAACGAACAGTTTCTATCAGGTAGAAATAAAGCTAGAAGACTTGTAAGAACCGAATCATCATACATTCACAACGAGGCGCACTTTCAAGCTTACAAGGATTACGGCATAGAGGAGTATAGATTTGTTGCAACACTAGACCTTAGAACGTCTCAAATTTGCCGTGAGAGGGACGGAAGTGTATACAGGGTTAATGATAAGAAGATAGGTGTAAACGCCCCTCCAATGCACCCATGGTGCCGTTCTACTACCATTATGAATCTTGACGATGAAACTATGCATAATCTAGAAAGATTTGCTAGAGACCCTGTTACAGGAGAAAGGATGAAGGTTCCAGCGGACGAGACTTATAAAGAGTGGCATAAGAGAATGGTTGAAAAACATGGCGCAGATGCAATTAACACTGCTGAGAAATTAGTTGAGAATCGTTCTAGTGACAGGAAACAGCAAACAAAATACCTCGATTTGTTGGGTAAGCAAAATATACCTTTATCACTATCAGAATTTCAAAATTTGAAGTATAATGATAAAGAGAATTGGTTACTATTACAAAAATACAAGAGATCGCGTAGCTCAGGAAAATTATCAGCATTTTCAACATTTGAAGACTATAAGAAGTATCGTAAAATCATACAAGATGAAATTGTTGGGCGTACAACTAAGGATGGAGTTGTAATAAAATCGCAAAGTGACCATTTTATCGAAAGAGTATTAGGGACAACTGAAAAAGAAGGCCCTCAAAAGAATAAGAAACGTGAAGGTGTTGAAATAGAGGATGTTATTTCTGCATTAACTGACCCAGAAAAAATAACCGAAAAAGAAAATGGTAAACGTATAAGCAGAAAGTATATAGGTGAAAACGTAGAAGTTACACTTAACCCTGATACTGGAAATTTAATTCAAACAAACCCTAAGAAAAGAGAGTGAATTGTGATGTACAAATTATTGGATGAAGATGTGAAATTATTGAAAAAGTTGCTTCTTATGAAGGATTGGAACCCAGAAGACGGTTATTCAAAAGAATGTGTGATTGAATATGTTAATGCGAATAGAGAACTAAATAATGAAGAGATTAATCAGATTCGTAATTACGTATTAGACAAGAATCTTGAATATGGATTTGATGATAATGAAGAACCTAATGAACTAGGGTATGCAACTGAAGAATTAGGCGATAGACTGTTTTATGCTATGGATGATTAGTTAAATCCTTTAGTTGATAAAAAGACAATGTGAAAGGACTTGGAATATATGGCAAGAGATGATTATCATGTAATTGTTTATCAGATTCTATCCTACCTGTATATGCAGCTAAAGCATGGGAAGGATATTGATGCATCACTCATAAGACATGACAGTAAATATCTGCAGATCAACAGAAAGTACTGGACTTATGTCATTGTGAATCTATTAAATGAGGGATATATCAGTGGGATAGTAATTGATAAGGATATAGACGAAAACATAGATATATACAATCTTGATAAATGTGAGATTACACCAAAAGGAATAGAATACCTTACTGATAATTCAACTATTGAAAAAGCCAAGCGATTTATGAAAGACTTGAAAGACATATTACCGTTCGTATAAGCCGACTATCTAGTCGGTTTTTATTTTGCTCAATTTCAAGAAAGGAGAATCATATGGCTGAAGGATTGAAACCACATCATCACCAGTACTTTGAATATGACTGTAAAAGTCATTTTGACAGCCGTAGGCACGTCATTGTTAAGAAGGTGACATATATGTGCATGATATGCGGAAAACTCTCACACGAGACATATGAAGAGTACTGTCCGCCTCCAAAGGAAAGAAAACCTAAAGCATTGATGAAATACAGAAGCAGACAGAAGAGCGGTTGATGTTCTTCTTTTTTTCTGTCTGTCCATAACGTGCATATGACATTAAAAGGTGCATGGATATAACAGTCATACGGACTATAAACGGAGGAATTAAGTTATGGAATACATTAAGAATATGATGCCTTTGAACCTTCAGCTTTTTGCGGAAGAAGGGGGAGAGGGGGAAGAAGATACAGGCGATGAAGGGAATCCCGATAATGCGCAGTCAGGTGAACCTGAAGATGGTAAAGCCAAAGTAACAACCCTCACAGAAGACGATGTGGACAGAATCGTCCAGAAGAGACTTGCCCGTGCAAGAAAGAAGTGGGATAAGGATCATACGGAAGCCGAAAGGCTTAAGAAGATGACAGATGATGAAAAGAAGCAGTATGAGGAAGACAAGAGAAAAGAAGATCTTGACAATAGAGAAGCAGCAATTACTCGCAGAGAACTGACTGCAGTTGCCAAGGAACAGCTTAATGCTGCAGGAGTTCCAGCAGACATGGCTGACTTTATTGACTACACTGATGCTGATTCCGTAAATGAATCTGTCAAGAGACTCTCTAAAGCATTCAAGGGAGCGGTTCAGCAGTCTGTTGATGACCGATTAAAAGGGAAAGCACCTTTAGACAAGGCAAAAAACAATGTATTGACTGCTGAAGAAGAGAATGCAAGAAAGGCATTCGCGAATGCACTTAAATTTTAGAAAAGAGGTATAGAACATGGCAATTAACACATTAGAGTATTCAACTATTTTTCAGACTGAATTAGATAAACAGATGGAGCATCTCACTCTTACATCATGGATGGATGCCAATGCCGGACAGATTAAGTATGACGGTGGTGCAGAGGTAAAAATCCCTAAGATGTCATTAGTCGGCTTAGGTGACTATAACAGAGATGAAGGATATAAACAGGGTGCTGTTACTCTTGAATATGAAACATTCAAAATGACACAGGACCGTGGAAGAAAGTTCCTTCTTGATGCAATGGATGTAAATGAAACTAACTTTGTGGCATCTGCTGGCACTGTCATGGGAGAATTCCAGCGTTTACATGTTGCCCCTGAAGTAGATGCTTACCGTATTTCTAAGGTTGTTTCTGATGTTACAGCAAAGAAATCAGCTAACATCCTAACAACTGCATTGACTGAACAGAATATTCTTTCTGAATTAGAAAAGGCAGCGGATACTATCCGTGATAAAGGATACCAGGGTGATATCATCTGTCATATTACATATGATACTTTAAGATTATTAAAGGAAAAGATGGTAAACAGCAACCTTACATCAGGTAAATTAACTATTGGAAATATCACATTAGACATCTATAAGCTTGATGAAATCACATTCATTCCTACACCAAAGAACAGAATGTATTCAGCTATCAAGGTTGATGCTGGAGCAACAAAAGACGCAGGTGGATATACAAAGGGTGAAACTGCTAAGGATGTAAACTTCTTAATGGCGCCAATCAATAGTGTTATCGGTGTTACTAAACAGGACAAGACAAGAGTATTTGACCCTGATACTAACCAGGATGCAAATGCTTGGCAGATTGACTATAGAAGATATCATGACTGCTGGGAAAAGGACAACATGCTTGACCTAATCATTGCTAACGTCTCAGCTGATGCATAATGATCATTGTAAAAAGAATCAACGTTGAAAGGGCCATCCATGAGGATGACCTTCAGCGTTATACAAAACAGGGATATCGTGTCATTGAAGACAAGAAGAATGATGAAGATACTCCTGTAGAAAACAATGAAGTGACGGACCTCAACGATATGACTGTTGACCAGTTAAAGACTATTGCAAAGGAAAAGGGCGTTAGCGGATATTCTAGTCTTGTTAAAAAGGAATTGGTCGCAGTTCTCACTAAGATGCAGGAGGAGTAATCTATGGATCTAGTTGAGATTGTTGCTGAAAGAACAGGAACGAGTCAGGGGCGTGCAAAAATCTATGTTGAAATGGCAAAACAGCGTGCTCTTGCACATACAAACCGCACTGTATATATCACTGCAATGGATTTCTGTGTGGCTGATCTAGCATGTGCCATGTACTTCAGAGAGGGCATGGTCGGAGAATCATCACATTCAGAAGGTGGCATCACATCTACTTTTCAGTCTTCCACCTATGAAGATATTCTCTCAACTCTCAACAACTTGAGACTGATTCGTGCAGGAGGAATCGTTCACGAAAAGAAGCCGGAGGGGAACCAATGAGACTTTCAGCGCTTAAGAACTATCCTGTATATGAGCCTGTCATCGAAAAAGATGGTGAAGGTGTCACTACTGAAAAGTGGATCAAGAGAAAATCAATGCTTCTTGAGATATGGCCTGCATCCGGTAAATTACAGGCGGAAATGTACGGGGAGAGACTGAACTACATTCTTAATATGATTCTTCCTAAGAATAAGGATGATGATTTCAGACCCACTGAAAAGTGGGGTGTGAATGTCTATAATCAGTCAATCGATGAACCGGATTACAGAATCATCAGCATGAAGGAATATAACAGGCACTATCTCTATGAACTGGAGAAGATTATTAAATGAGCCTCAATGGTGCTAATGAATTATTTAGAAAGCTTCGTGCTATAGATGCCGTTCTTGAGAATCCAGAACAGGTTCTTGGAAAGGCTGCGGAAACAATCAGAAGTGGTTGCGTTCTTGAATGTCCTGTAAATAATGGTGAATTAAGAAATTCCATTAAGACAAGAGTTGAAGGCGACAAGGGATATGTTTATACAAATAAGGCATATGCTCAATATGTTGAATTCGGAACAGGTCGAAAAGGTGCAGCAGACCATGCTGGAATATCTCCATATGCACATCCTTCTTATACTATGGAACCTTGGTGGATTCCTGAAGAGAAGTTATCAGAAGAAGCAATAAATAACTATCATTGGGTAGTTATCGAGGTTGATGGAAAGAGATATTACAGGTCGGATGGACAGCCTGCACAGCCATTCATGTACCAGGGAGCAAAGAAGACTGAAAAGAAAGCAGTAAAAGATGCTGGTATAGTAATCAGCCAGTTAATTGAAAAGGATTAAAAGCATATGAACAACATTAAAGACAAAGTATATAAGGCTCTGACAGATGAAGGCCTTGAAGTCACTGACATCTATCCGAAGGACTGGGCTAAGCTTCCAGCCGTTCAGTATGTTGAGGAAGATAACAGCGTGGCAGAATGGACGGATGACAAGGAGCAGACATCACATGTCCTTTACAGAATCGAAATCTGGGATACTAAGAGTACATCAGATACAGCCTTGAAAGTTGATAAGGCATTATCAGCAATGGGGCTAAAGAGAGTATTATGCAGAGATATTGATGATGCATCAGGACTTAGACACAAGAAAATGAATTATGAAGCATATTATGATAGTGATTACATCTATCATGGTATGTAAATGATAAGGAGGAATTATATAATGCTAGCAAATGGCGCTAAATTATCTTATGACAAGACAAACAAGGGAACTTCTTTCACTGACCTTCCAGGGTTAAAGAAGATTCCTGATATGGGTATTGAAAAAGAAAAAGTTGAAAATTCTTCACTTGATGATGCAGTTAAGGTCTATGAGTTTGGTATCGGAGACCCTGGAGACCTTGAATATACATTCAAGTATGACAACAGCAAAGCAACATCTTCATATAGATTAATGAGGGAACTAGAAAAAACAGGAGATACCGCAATGTTCAAGGAAACATTGAAGGACGGTACTACAACTACATTCTCAGGACAGGTCACTGTTAAAAGAGCAGGTGGCGGTGTCAATGATGCTATTGAATTCACTGTTGCAATCGCATTACAGTCTGAACTCACTGTTACTGACCCAACAGACGTAGCAGCATAGAAAGGAAGATATAGATAAATGGAAGTAAAAGCAAAAAGAAAACCCTTCATCATTTGGAAGATTGGTGAAGAAGAATACAGATTAAAATTAACAACAGGAGAAATCTCAAGACTAGAACAGATGTATGGGGGAAGTCTTATCAATCTTCTTAATACAGAAACAGGCATGACACCATTATGCACTATGCTGGACATCGTTCATGGTGGTCTTCAGAAATTCAACAGCAACATCGACAGAAGCGATGTGAATGATATGTTTGATAGATACATCGATGAAGGTGGCTCACAGACAGAGTTCCTTAGTGATGTTCTTATTCCATTGTTCCAGGTATCGGGTTTTTTCTCTGGGGCTCTCGAAACGAAAATGGAAAAGGAAATGGCGGAAGCCAAGAAGAATCTCTAGAAGATATCCTGATTACAGATTACATATACAAGGCGGTCTATGATCCAGCGCTTGATGCTGGAGTAGACCCCTTTTCATTTTGGAATTATTCGTTAGATGAGCTATACGATATTATTTCAGCATATGAAAGAAAGAAAAAAGAAATGGTGCGACAGGAAGCGATATCTCTTCAGATACAGGCCCTTCAGATAAGGGATTGTATTTCTGCTGTCCTTAATGGCAAGGATGATTCATTCACTCCTGCACAATTGTGGGACTTCTATCCTTCACTTTTTGAAGAGGATAGGAAAGAGTTTGAAAAAGAGAGGGAAAGAAAAGAGGTCGCAAGCGCTAGATCTTCTCGTATTGCCTTCAGTAGAAGACATAATGAAGCACTAAGAAAAAGAAAGGCGGTGATGCAGAATGACGGTAGAGGAACTGCAGATAGTAATATCTGCACAGACGAAATCAGCGAAATCAGAACTGAACAGCGTGAAGAATGAAGTCACCGGCCTAAAGAATCATGTTGATAAGGTCACAGGATCAATTGGCAATTCATTCAAGAGTATCCGCAATATTGTGGCGGGTCTTGGTATTGCTTCTCTGATTAAATCAACGATATTAGGTAATATTGATGCTGCAATCAAGAGAGTTGATACTCTTAGCAATTATAGCCGTGTGATGTCTAATCTAGGCGTTGGCAGTGTTCAAGCGAATGCATCTGTACAGAAACTAAGCAATAAGCTTATTGGGCTCCCAACAACCCTAGACGATGCATCAGGCGCAGTACAGAGATTTACATCAGTGAACAGTAACATCTCTAGATCAACAGATATGTTCCTTGCACTAAATAATGCTATTCTAGCCGGCGGTGCAAGCTCTGAGATACAGAAATCAGCACTTGAACAGTTGTCACAGTCATATGCTAAGGGTAAACCGGATATGTTTGAATGGCGTTCAGCGATGACTGCAATGCCTGCACAGATGAAACAGGTGGCTGAGGCCATGGGTTTTGTTAATGCTTCAGCACTAGGTGAGGCTTTAAGAAACGGAACGGTATCAATGGACCAGTTCATGGATACAATTATGAAGTTAAATACACAGGGCATTAACGGCTATCAGTCGTTTGAGGAACAGGCAAGAAATGCGACAGGTGGAATTGCTACATCAATTGCTAATATGAGAACAGCTATTGTTAGATGTATGTCCGAAGTAATGAATACCATCGGGCAGTCTAATATTGCTGGATTCTTTACTAATATTGCAAAGGCAATTAATTCCTGCGTCCCATATGTTGTTGCATTCACTAAAGTTGTTATGGTCGCCGTTGGGTATCTGACGGCACTGTTTGGCGGCAAGTCAAAGAAGTTGAGTTCTTCTTTTGGTGGAGTGTCAAACAATGCTAAGAAGGCAGCAGGAAACACAGGGGCTCTTGCAAAGAATATGAACGATGCTTCCAATAGTTCGCAGAAGCTTTCTAAAGGCGCAGGTGGAACAGGAAGCGGATTAAAAAAGGCAGCAGGTAATGCTTCTAAACTCAAGAAGGAATTGAAAGGAGCTCTTGCTGGATTCGATGCAATCAATAACATCAATTCAAGCAATGGTTCAAGTGATCCGTCTTCAGGTGACTCAGGTGGCTCAGGCGGTGCTGGTGGTTCCGGTGGTGATATCGGCGGATTCAGCATGGATGACAGTGGTGCAAAAGAACAGAAAGGACTTCTTGAAGAAGTAGACAAGCAGTTAGAAGAAATCAAGAAGAAGGTTGCAGAATTCTTCCAGCCATTAAAGCAGTCATGGGATAAGTTTGGTGCGCCGATGATTGCAGCTGCAGTATATGCATTTAATGGTGTCAAGAATCTTCTTATGGAAATCGGCAAGTCAATGTATACAGTGTGGGAAAACGGCACAGGCGCAAAGACTGTCGAACTGATATTGAAGATATTCACTAACATCTTCAAGATAATTGGCAATATCTCTCAAGGACTGGCCGATGCATGGAACACTGCAGGCCTAGGTGATTCAATCATCCAGCATTTATGGAATATATTTAATTCTATATTGAAGATCATCAATGAGATTCTGAAAATTGTGAGAGATGTTACTAAAGCGATTGACTGGACTGCTGTATTAGGTGCAGTGGATGTGGTTCTTATTATCATTGATGGGTTATTCTCTTTCATAGCAGATAATGTAGGTCGTATTCTTGGCATACTTTCAGTTATTGCGGGATTATCATTATTTTCTACTCTTGCTGGAATTCTTGGCACTGTCATCACACAGATACAGCTTGCAGTAGGAGTATTTTCAGGTTGGGCATCACTTGCAACTGCATTGAGCGGTGCATTTGGAATTCTTCCACAGATATTCGCATCTATTGTAATGGCGGTGAATCCTGTAAATGTCATCATAGGGGCAGTCATTGCTACAGTGGTAGACTTATGGCAGAAGAGTAAGAGCTTCAGAGACGACATAGTAAGCATTCTAGGAAATATCGCCACTATTGTTCAGAAGGTATTTCTAAATATTGTGGCACCTATCATTGATACAGTTGGTGAAATCATCATGGATTTTGTGGGCGATGTTCTCAAGCCGTTGTGGAACGCATGGGAGAATGTATTCCAGAGCATAATGGGGTTGGTAAGTGATTTCTTAAAGTTCGTCACACCAATCTTCAGTACGATTCTTGATATTCTAGGGCCTGTATTCGAATTGGCCTTAACACTATTGAGAGGTGTATTTGATATGGTATTTGCTGCAATCAGAGGAATTATTGAACGTGCAGACAAAACAATCTGCGAAAGAGTCAACAATATCAGAGAATTCTTCCGTAATCTAGGTGAATGGATGGAAGGAACTTTCGGTTTCAAATGGAAGAATGTGTTTGAAACGGTTAAGAATGCCGTCAAGGCGTTCAGAGACTACATGGGTCCTATCATCAGTTCCGTACAGGTTATTTTCATGGGTCTAGCTAACTTCATCGGTGGCGTGTTCTCAGGCAACTGGAGAAGAGCATGGCTTGGTGTTAAGCAGATATTTGAGGGTATTGTTTCTGGATTAGGACACATCTTCAAGGCTCCATTGAATTTCATGATTGATGGAATCAATAAATTCTTAAGCGGCATTGGCAAGGTAAAGATTCCTGACTGGGTTCCTGGAGTCGGTGGAAAAGGATTCTCTATCCCTAGAATTCCTAGACTTGCAAAAGGTGGTATCGTAAGTGCATCCACTATTGCCAATATTGGTGAAGCAGGAACAGAAGCAGTAATACCATTACAGAGAAACACACAGGGACTTGATATGATTGCTGAAAAGATTTCAGAAAGATTATCACTTTCTCAAAATGACGGCACAGGCGCTACCTACGTCATTAAATTAGTTCTTGATGATGGCAGAGTAATCACAAAGATGGTGATTGACAATATCAAGGACTATGAAGCACGCACAGGAAAGCCTGTATTTGACTATTAGGAGGTGGAATAAATGGCAGATGAAGCGAAAATCAAGATAAACGGAACACTTATTCCGACTCCTTCAGAGATTAGCGTAGAAATCAATGATTTAGATTCGGATAGTGTCAGACCTGTATCAACAGGCATATTAAGAAGAAATAGAATACGTTCTAACATGTTAAAAATCACATGTACGTATAAACTGAATACATTCACAGATGTAATGAATATTCTGAAGGTACTCACTCCGGCAGAGTTCACAGCAGAACTCTACATTCCTGATCATGGTATCAGAGGAACCAAGAAGATGTATGCTTCAAATAAGAAGTACAATTATAAGAGAGTGCAGTCTGGTCTAAAGGCAGATTCATTCTCTTTTTCTCTGATTGAGGTGTGATCATATGCTTATAAAATATGGAGAGACAAATGTAACGGACAGACTTCTTGATTATAAGATGTCTGTCTCTTTTGCTGACTGCCGTATGATAGGCAATGTGCCATCAATAGAACTGACAATGAAGTTCGATAACTATGACGGCATTCTTGACAATATCGACATCAGCAAGTACTGGGAAGTCAAGGAGAATGATGCATCTGATACAAGATACTTCAAGGTGTATGACCAGCCGGAGAAGTACACCAAGGAACTCACTCTTAAGATGTATGACAACAACTATTCTCTTGACAAGGCATACGATACTAAACTGTCTTATCCTGTCACTATAAAAGACCAGCTAGACGAGATTGAAAGTCTGACTGGTCTTTCTATTATTCGTGAAGGAATACCGCAGTACGTTCTTGATAAGAGCGTATCATGGTATGATAACACGATTGTGATAAGAAACTATCTTGGGTGGATTGCTGAACTGTTTGCAGCAAATGTCTATGCAGAGGGAATTGATTCTATTAGATTTGTTCCAATTGAAAAGACTGCCTTTGCTGCTACACAGGATTTAACAGATTATGAGAAGAATGAGGTGTATACACTCACAAGAGTATATGCTGAAAATGGTCTCAATCCTCTTTCTAAGGGTGATGAGACAGGCAATACACTGTTTATTGATTCAGCAAATCTATATGCAGACGAACAGAGCATCATAGACAGCATCTATGACAGACTTAAAGGATTGACTTTCAACCAGGTGAAGAATGTCACAATGATATCGGTTGATAACCTTCTTCCTGGTGCTCTTGTCAATTATAACAGCAATGAATTCACTTTCTTTGTATCTGATCTAACTGTCAGTTATAAAGGTGGACAGTTTTCTATGTCTACGGTTGACGGCAGTGTGACAACAAAGAATGAAGAAAAGACAGTGAAACGTGTATCTAATACAACACGAATCAGAAAGCTGCAGGTCAAACAGGACCAGGAATCATTGAAACTGGATATAATCGCAAAGGAACAGGAAGGCATCAATGACAAGATGGTGCAATTAAGCCTGTCCAATGAGAAGATATCGCTAAGGGTTTCAGAAGTTGAAGAAAAGGCTGGAGAAGCAATCAAACAGGCACAGGGTTCTGTTAAGAAATTTGTTTGCGAGTATGCTAGTTCAACAGATGGAGCTACACCACCAGAAACAGGTTGGTCAGAGACTGCACCGACTTGGCGTCCAGGATTCTATATATGGCAGAGAACCGCCACAACGATCAACAATACTGTCACATACAGCGCTCCAGTATGTATTACGGGTGCAAAAGGTGAGGATTCTATATTATTGTGTATAGAATCATCAAATGGCACGACATTCAAGAACAGCGATGTTGCAACTATATTCACAGTGAATATCTATGTGGGTGGAGTTGTGATTGATAACTCTTCAAAACTGAGAGAAACATTTGGAGATAATGCATATCTGCAGTGGTTCATTAAAAGGCATGGAGAGACAGAATTCAGCAAGATCCCGTTAGATGATTCAAGACTCAATGATAATGGGTTCATGTTTACTATTTCAGCAAAAGACATTAAATTCAAGGCAGTATTCAACTGCGAGTTAAACATTTAGGAGGAAAATTATGGCAATTAAAGCGGTCAATCAGATTGACGTTATCGACTTAACCGATGGTTATTCCGTCGTATTAACTAATGACAACTATACATTCTTAGGTACTACTACTTCTGTAAACGGTACACAGACAACTACTACACAGGTAATGGCATTATGTGGTAGCGAACAGGTTCCATGTACCGTAGGAACTATCACATGTCCTACAGGAATTTCAGCAGTGTCTGACGGCAAGTCACCAATGCCAACAATCACTATCACTGCAACATCTGCATTAACTAAGAGTGGCACTATCACTATTCCTATTGTTGTTGATGGTGATATCACAATCAACAAGACATTCAGTTACTCAATCGCATTCAAGGGTCAGACAGGACAGAATGGTACAAGTGTTACTGTAAGTTCCACTTCTGTAACTTACCAGGTCGGTGCAAGTGGAACTACTAAGCCAACAGGGGAATGGAGCGCTACTGTTCCAAATGTACCTAATGGTCAGTTCCTTTGGATTAAGACAGTAGTCAAGTATTCTGACGGCAAATCAACAGAAGCCTATTCAGTCTCTTACAAGGGTACAAACGGCTTAAATGGTTCAAACGGTACAAGCGTTACTGTAAGTTCAACATCAGTTACATACCAGGCAGGCACAAGCGGCACTACTCCTCCAACAGGAACATGGAGTACTACAGTGCCTAGCGTGGCAAATGGGCAGTATCTATGGACTAAGACAGTTGTTAATTATTCAGATGGTAAGTCTACTGAATCATATTCAGTTTCCTACAAAGGTACAAACGGCACAAATGGGAAGGATGGCTTAGATGCTATCACAATGGCAATCACTTCAAGTGGTGGAACAATCTTCAAGAACACTGCTATCGCTACAACTTTAACTGCTCATGTTTATAAAGGCGGAGTTGAAGTGACTGGTTCTGCGTTATCTGCATTAGGAACCATCAAGTGGTATAAGGACGGTGGAACTACTGCTGTAGCAACAGGTGCGACATACACAATCGGTGCAGGTGATATCACAAACAAGGCAACATTCAGCGCTCAGCTAGAAGGTTAATTATATGGTTAAGGCATCGGCTAGCATGACCCTCGTGAGAGTCAACGATGGCGAGGACGGGCAGGGAATTCGCTCAATCACTCCGGAGTATTACCTATCAGATTCAGCAACGGAAATGCCCGATGCAAGCAGTAACGGGTGGAAAAGCGTTCCCGATGACTACATTGACAAGCATTATTACTGGGTTAGGTCGAAGATATTATGGGATGATGGAACATATACAACGACCACCCCAGTGCTTGCAAATGACCTGAAGTCAATCATTGATGATTACGACAACAGAATAAACAACATGAACAGTCAGCTGCAGCAGGCAACCAAGGATGCTTCTTCGTCTATTGAACAGACAAAGGCATCCATTTTACAGACAGTATCAGAGAATTATTACAGTGCTTCAGATGGCGCAAACCTCGCTTCTACTGTATCTACTATTCAGCAGACAACGGAAAGCATTCAGATGGGATTTGTAAAGAAAGAAGACTTTAGTTCTCTTTCTGATACAGTCTCAAACAATCAGACTCAGCTGAACACTTATATCAGATTCAATGCAGACGGCATAGAGATAGGTAAGCAGGAATCTGAATTCAAGACAAAACAGACAAACAGCAAATACTCTATTCTTCAGAACAATGACGAAGTAGCGTATTTTGCTAATAACAGAATGTATAACTCAAACATCGAAGTTTCTAGTTCACTAAGAATCGGAAACTTCGGATTCATTGTTAACCACGATGGATCTTTAACCTTTAAGAAAGTAGGTGGTGACTGATGGCAACATATGCAACATGCAGTGCATCGTTTGGTGGTGGCAATGGTAATGTCACAATGACAATGACACGAACAGGTGTTAATGTTGACGGAAACTATGATTTATGGACTGCTACATTAACTAAATACTATAAGTGGAATATTAACTCAAGCGCTACTAAATACGGCTCTATGTGGGCTAATGGCGTACTGTTATGGTCTGGTGGAGTGACTATCGGAGGTAGTGGAACAAAGACACTTGCGACAGTTACTAATATCAAGATTCCTCATGACAGCAACGGTGGCAAGCATTTTGATTTCTCATTCTCACAGGAGTTGAAGGTAACTCTTTCGGGCCACTATGTAGGTAGTGTATCTGCTTCGGGCGGCATTGACTGCGATGTCATTCCTAGGGCAACCAAGCCGTACTGTTCTCCAGCATCAGTTTATTTTGGAAACAGTGTGACAATCAAGACACCTAGAGCGTCTTCTGATTTTGGTCATGTAATCTCATACGGTTATTATGATACGAATGTACAGATTGCTGCTAATCAGTGGAATGATGAATTCAAGTGGACAGTACCGACTTCACTGATCAACAAGATGACTAACACGTCATATTCATATATGACATTCAAGGTAGATACATACAATCGTGCCGGAAAGTACATCGGTACTAACTACTGCCGATTGGATTTAGTACTTCCATCGGGCTATGAGCCAACTGTCACAGGCATCACATACACAAATGAAGATGCTGCAATTGCAAAAAGATTCGGAGCATCAACAATTATACAAGGTGTTTCGAAAGTCAAATGCAATGTATCTACTTCAACGAAGAATGGTGCTACAATCACGTACTACCAAAATGAAATTGACGGACAGAGTATACCTGGCCCTAACAGTTTCTTTACAACTCAGCCGTTGAAATCATCTGGCACAGTTGTTCTTAAATCGACAGTCACAGATTCAAGAGGACAGAAGGCTGCATTGTCAAAGAATATTGCAGTCACACCATGGTGGTCACCGACTGTTAAGAATGTCAGTGCACAGCGTTGGAACGTGACATCTAACAAGGCCGACGATGAAGGTACAGCAGTTAAGATTACTTATTCATTTTCAGTTGCACCTGTTGCAAATAAAAATGATAAGTCTGTCATGATTCAGTACAAAAACGGTGAAACATGGACTACTCTTGCAACTTATACAGATTCATACAGTAGCGAGAATAAGGTATATATATCATCTGCTGGCAAGTTCAATATAGATAATGCCTATTCCTTTAGAGTGCTTGTGAAGGATTACTTCACGACAGACGGTGTTGCATCTTATGCTGCTATTGCTCCTTCATTTAAGCTGCTTGATTTTTCTGCTGACGGCAGAGGAATTGGAGTGGGATGCAAGGCAGAAGGTGGCAAGTTAAAGGTGGATATGCCTCTTGAAGCGCAGTCATTTAATGGGTACACGTTTGATTTTGATACAGAGAATCAAGTAGATACGTGGGTGCCCGTGCTCACGGATAAGAAGATACAGCATAGAGTTATTGGCTGGTCTAATTGGATCTCTTGTGGAACTAATGCATGTGGTATCACACTGAAATACCGATATAACGACGGATTGAAACTCTGCGAAATAAACTGGGATGGTTTGTTGACTGCTCCAATTGGTGGAAACACAGGGGGATATATATGGAGTAATTTCCCTAACGATAAAAAGCCTAGGCAAAATGTTTTCGTTCCTGCTGTTTATCCAGGAGGAACTTTAGTGGTACGTTTTTACCCCATAACCAACGATGGTACAAAGAATCAATGGACCATCACATCATTGAAAGACAATGTAAATAGTGCATACGTATGTGGCACATTTATTTACTCATATGCTTAAAGGAGAAGGAAATATGAAATTATATGATACATCATTAAAATACATGGATGCGATTAACGCAATCGGAGGCACTATTGTGGCAGTATTGACTGCTGCATTAGGCACACATTGGTTTTTATTCGTTGGATTTTTAACATTAAACATCATCGACTACATCACAGGAATTAGAAAGTCTAGATTAACAGGCAAAGAAAATTCAGCAAAAGGAGTGCGTGGTGTATGGAAAAAGTTGGGGTACTGGCTAATGGTGCTAGTCGCATTCCTTGCATCAGCAATTTTTATCGAAATCGGTCAGACGATCAATGTTGATCTAACAATTACTACTTATGTGGGATGGTTCACTCTTGCTTCTCTCATTATCAATGAGTTAAGAAGCATCATTGAGAACTTCGTTGAAGCAGGTGATAATGTACCATCTGTTTTAACTAAAGGCTTAGAAGTAGCAGAAAACGCAATTAACAAAGGAGAATAATTATGGAATTACAAGACACTGTAGAACTTATGAATAGTTCTGACTATAAGGATAGATTTAAGGCTGAATACTGGCAGGCAAAAATCAGATATGACAAATTAGATGATATTACTGTTAAGTACGAAGCACGTACTTTGACATTCATTCCTAGATGTTCGCTTGATCTATTAAAAGAGCAGAAAAAGCATTTAGGAAATTATATTCGCACTCTTAAGATTAGAGCAGAAATCGAAGATATTGAATTATAAGAAAGAAGGTATAAAGTATGAATTTTAACGTACATGGTGGACATAGCTTAAAATGTCGTGGAGCAAGTGGATTATTAGACGAAGTCAATGAAGACAGAAAAGTTAAAAATAAAGTCATTGAGTTGCTAAGAGCAAACGGACATACAGTATATGACTGTACTGATGATAATGGAAAAGACCAGAATTCTAACTTAAAAGCAATTGTAAATAAGTGTAATGATCATAAGGTTGACTTAGATGTCTCTATTCATCTCAACGCTGGAGGCGGAACAGGTACAGAGGTATATGTCTATAGCGACAACTCAAAAGCCAAAGATGAAGCTGAAAGAATCGTCAAGAATATTTCTAACACTCTAGGCATTAGAAACAGAGGTGTTAAAACATCTACTAAGTTATATGTGTTGAGAAAGACTAATTCTCCAGCACTACTTGTTGAGTGCTGCTTTGTTGACAACGCTATTGATAAAGTGAAATGGAACGCTGACAAGTGCGCAAAGGCAATTGTAGAGGGTATCTTAAATAAGAGTGTTAATGAACACGTTGAAACTCCTACACCTAAGCCACAGAGCAATGCATCTAGCACTTTAGGTACTTATATGATTACTGCTAGTGATTTAAGTGTCAGAACAGGACCAGGAGCTAACTGTAGAAGAAAGACATATGAGGAATTAACTAAGAATGCTAAAGCCCACGATTACGATAAGGACGGCTGTCTAAATTATGGCACTCGTGTCACTGTATCTCAATTCGATGGAGATTGGGCAAAGATTCCTAGCGGATGGGTTGCTAAAAGATACTTGAAAAAAGTCTAATTTAAGTTTTATTATGAGTTTATTCATAAAAATGTTGACTATACTCGACTTAATTTCGACTAAATATCAACTACACAACAATTTATATTCATAAGAAAAGACCAGGCTTAGTTGCTCTGGTCCTTTTTTGCTTTCTCAATATCATCTCTTATAAGTTTTTTAATGTAACCCATTTTAGATTCGACATGATCAAGTTTTTCTAGAATGTCTGCATCTGTTTTCTTATTGAATGCAAGATTGACACATTTCGTCATCTTCTTAGCATAGTTTGCGCTAGCTTTCTTCTGCGCTTCAGTTGACACGGTTATACCTCCCTTAGAATAATTTTGAAATCAAGAATACTAATACTGCAATAAGTCCAATCAATTCGATAACTTTTAAAATTAATTTTTCCATTGTTTTCTTTGAAAAGTGGTTTTATAATAGTGATAGGAAGAGAGGACAAGCCTCTCAACCTAATTACTTAAATTGATTGATTAGAATTAAAATCCAGCCGATTAAGGAAATTACTCTAATCACTAGCGTTTCGATTAAGCCAAGAATTCGAAGCGCTTTTCTTACCTCCTTTCTTGATTATAGTATATCATAAAATTATATAAATGTCAATATATATTGATATATTTATGAGAATATTATATAAAAAATATCAGTAAACAATGATAGTTTTTGCATTTTAATTTCGATGTTTCTAATACTAAAAGGAGCGTTATAAATATATGATGCGCCACTATGTAGGTACTAAACTAGTAACGAATCAGTAACAAGGGGCAAAAAGTCTAGGAAACAAGCCAATTTTAACATCATATATAAATGTTTCATAATAAATATAACCCCTTTCATTGGATGATAAGTTAATTATATCTATTATTTAAGAAAAAATTAAGGTGAAAGTACACAAATAATACACTTTTTTGAATACCCACAAACCACAGGTTAGTGAAAATTAAATTTCATAAGCACCGATT